TTCCGACCCCATATGGGGGTGTGTATCTTTATGCTGAGTACAGCAAGTTTTAACCCCGTTAGTTTACTAACGGGGTTCATTTTTTTTAGGAAGAGGGCACCTCAGTAGGTCTAAGTTTTGGGAGCCGGTATTTCGTTTGATTCGTTTTTAACCGGCGGTTTTTCCTTGAGACCGAGTTTTATAGCCTCTTCGTTGTTATTTTTATCCTGAAGGAATGAAATTAGCTCGGAAGGATCGTTTCCGAAGCGTTTGCGCACATGTGCGGGTAGAGTAGAGAAGGCATGAGTAGCCTGTAGAACGGTGTCTAAAGCACCTTGATAGTCGGGTACATTTGTCAGGTCCGCATAAGTACCAGCTTTTCGGGCCAGGTGTGTGATTTCCCCGACATTACGATATTTTTTCATGATGTTGTTGACGTCGCATTGCTCCTGGAATTGTTGTTGGGTTTTTGTAGGTTCTGAATTGATTGTTACAACTTTTACTTTGCCATTTTCATGGCGGATTATTTTTTTCATGGTAGTTTGTTTTCCTTTTTTAGTTTTAGATAGCGTTCGCGATCATGTAGATAGTCTTTGCCGAACCTCTCGAGAAAGGATTCGTCTGACTGTTTGGTACGGCCGGTTGATTTTTGATATTCTTTGGCCTTATTAATCCAATTTCGGATACCTTGTTCGGCATCCTTAAGTAGATCGTAGCCTCGATTTTTTATATCAGCTTCCGGGATTCCCTTAGACATTACCTTAGTTTCCATGTTGGTTTTGTCCCGGATAGCACGCATGTTAGCGAGTTCCTCCTTGTTTTTTGCGATATTTAGATCGGTTTGGACCTTTTCTAGTTTTACTCGATCACGGTCGATCATATTTTTATTGATTTCACCTGCAGCGGCGCCGAAACCCTCCATAGTATTTTGCATGGTAGGTGCGGCACCAGCGGGTGAGGACGCGCCGGAGTTAGATGAAAGAATTGGGTTAAGACCGGCTTTACGTAAGTCCTCGACTTGGCGTTGATGGGCAGTTGATGACATTCGTTCTTGAAATGCCATTTGTTCCCGACCAAGTTGAAGATTTTTTTCGTTGGCGTCTTTTTGACCTTCCATACCCATAAGGCCTGCAAGGCCAGGGAGAAGGCCTGCGCCGCCCGTTAAGGCAGCGAGACCGCCGACAGCATAGCCAGCACCAATTTGTTGATCTGAGGCCCCGGTAGCGCGTTGTATGATGCCGCCGGGTAGAAACCCGGCATTGGCAAATGGTGCGATACCTGAATCGAATAGTCCCATTAGAACCGTCCCAGACTAGAAGGAACGGAGTAAGCGACCATCGGACGAGCGTGTTTGTACCTGAAGAATAAATCTATCAGGAAGTGTGGTGCAGTATTGACCGCAATAGCTCGATCGATAGGGGTACTTTGTTCGATGAAGGTTGAGTTAAGAGCTGGAAGTCCCGAATATTCCTCAGCTAAATGCCATTGGTCTAATGACGTAGCGTAAGTAGATCGGAATTCGCCGTGAATTTCGGATGGTTTGTAACGGTATTCAGCATACCGCTCTTGATAACCGAAAACGGCAGCGTCTTGGGTAGGGTTGACGGAACCTTGGGCGTAAATCTCTTTGTTAAGAATTGCCTGTTCGCCAAGCTCCTGGAGTTTAGGCCAGAAGAAGTCGAAACGGGTTTCCCGGTTCCACATCCTGTTGACACCTTGTTGGTAAGTGATATCGGCGCGAGCACACATAAGGCCGATAACGTATCCATGTTCCACGAAGGATTTGGTGAAGCCGATTTCTCCGCTTGCCGATGATGTACCGAAGGCAGCGAGTTGAGCTTGAGCATTTCCACCTGAGGTAGGAGAGGTTTGTGCTACTGGGTGTGAATTAACCCTAGAAGAACCACCACCGAGGTACTCAGGACGTTGAAGACGGAAATCAGGACTAGTAACATTAAAGTGAGCTTGCAGAATTTCCACATACCGAGTTCCTCCGCGAGCGTCTAGTTCATAAAGAGATTGGACAGAAAAAGCTTGACGAAGTTGATTGATGGTAGCTGCGGTTGCATTTGAAAGATCAGTGATAAGACCGCCGTTAGGGTCCATGCTGATATTAGGATCAGAGCCAGCATCGTCATTGTAGAGCTTGAAATCTGAAGCAGTCTTGATGACACCGTCTGCAGCACCAGTATTAGTTCCTGCCGCGAAGGCAGTCCATGCAGAAGCGCTCGAAGTTCTGTAGATAGGCGCTGAAGTACCGAGTGGTAGTTCGACTGCAGGTCCTTTTTGAAGGAATGGAAGCGCGCTTGTGAAGTAGTCATGTTTCTTGTTCCTTTTCTGTAGTTCGAAGTCCGAAGTGACGTCAGGTCCGTCGTCTTTTGGAACGACGAGTGAGTCTTGTAAGTTTTGATCGCGGAACCATTCGTTCCAGATCAGGTTATAAGCTCGGAAAGGTAGAGAGTTGACGGCGAGAGCGGGTACTTGAGTAGGTATACCGAATTTGTCGTAAATTGAACCGACAGGGATACCAGTACCGGCAGTAGTAGTCATAGTGGGAATTAAATAATCAGTGTTGTCGTTGGGATCTGTTTGGGCGCCGTTGAAGCGTTCCCAGTTTTCCCAAACAAGTCTATTAGGAACGAAGAAGAAGAAGAAATCGATATACATGTTGTCCATGATTGGGACGATTTGTGTAGCTAACCGGGCGAACATCGCAACGGAAACGTTGGCGGTATCTCCGGGTAGTATTTCGTCGACGAAGCAAGGTACGAGGTAGTCGAAGTCGAAGGTATCCTTGATTGTGAAGGAACGATCGAATTGGCTTCGGGCCATGCGTACATCAGGTACCTGGGCGAAGCTGTGCTGTGAATGGCGGTTGCCTAACATTTTTAACTCCTAAAGTTTTGTGTGTTTCATTAGATTTTCGTTAACTCTCTTCTGGGTGATTCTTGCGCGGACGTTTTCCCTTTTTATTTGTAGTCCACGAAGTCCCGAGCGTTGACGATTTACGCGTTTTTCTTCATTGGTGATTTTAGTTTCGCGGTCGATTGCCTCCTTAATTTTTTGTTTTTTAACGATTGTAACATAATTGGTCCACTCTGCAGGGTGAGTCTTCTTAAGCCATTTCTCGTAGTATCTTGGGATCGAGGCAATTTTGCCATTGAAGTGTAGCTCTCCATATCTGAAGACGTCAGGCCAATATTTTTCAATCCAAGTTTTTCCAATAGCATGTCTAGAGGAGCGCTTGGAGATAGGCTCATAATCATGTGTATTATCGTGTCCGTGAGCAAGTTTCTTAGTAGCGTATCGGGCGCAATATCCGGCGCTCTCGAAAGTGACAGAGCCGATTTCAGTAAGTCCGAGGCCCCATAGGTTGTCCAGTATGTCTGAAGAAAAGATTTGATCTCCTCGCTCATTGGTATACTTGGGTTTGAGGTCCTGCGGACGCCAGTTGAAGATAAGCGCATGCCAGTGCGCACGTTTCTTTTTGTCACCGTATTCTCCTGCGACGTAAACGCCGATTTGTTGGGTTGGGTATTTTCTTCGTAACCTTTTTACGAATAATTGGAAGTCACGATATCTTAGGCGATTGTCGCCTATATTCTCATCGTTGTAAGTAAGGGTAATGAATGAGTTTTCAGGGTGCATAGATGCCTCGTGAACGCATCTAATTGCTGTTTGACGTGCGTATTCTAAGCGACATTCCAGACATTTCCCACAAGGGATTTGGAAAGTAGCGTATTCTTTGCTATACTGTTTGGGAGACCAGCATATGGTTTTACCGTCGGAGTGAAAGCCGACAGTTCGGGGGCTTGTACAGCGCATTTGTATGAGTCCCTATTTTTTTATAACCGGATTCCACCGCGGAAGCGTCGGGGATTAAGTTTGTTTAGACCGTGGATGCCAGAAGCGCGTCTGAAGGTTTTTCTAGAGATGTTCTTTTTAAGAGATCTTCTTTTCATTTTTGGTTCCTTTTTTTGTGACACCATTAGGTTATGGTGTCAGTGGGCATAATTACAACAAGGAAGTGAATTATGCCCACCGTTAGTCTATTGTTTTAACGCAACTGCTTTGTGCATGTGTTGAGGCGTATCAAGTGGATACGCTAGACCTTTTTGATCGTCGTATTCTCCGAGGTAGTAGAGATCGAAATCTTCTGGATATTGAGCGACCATAGATTTTTGGTCGTTTACCAATTGTCTGAAGTTTCTCTCGGCTTCGCCGTGAGTTTTATTGAAAAAAGGTGTGTGAAAGATTTCACCTTTTGCGTCTCTGACTGAGAACATTTTGTGTAGCATTTTTTCTCCTTTGTTATCGAACGCGCGATTGCGTTCGTATTTTCGTTTCCTTAAGTTGAGAACTTAAGGCTAGTTTGTAAAGTTGTTTTTGATTTTTATTTTTTAAGCTAGTAAGGGAAACTGTTTCTCGTTTCCCTAACACCCTTCCGACCCCATATGGGGGTGTGTATCTTTATGCTGAGTACAGCAAGTTTTAACCCCGTTAGTTTACTAACGGGGTTCATTTTTTTTAGGAAGAGGGCACCTCAGTAGGTCTAAGTTTTGGGAGCCGGTATTTCGTTTGATTCGTTTTTAACCGGCGGTTTTTCCTTGAGACCGAGTTTTATAGCCTCTTCATTGTTATTTTTATCCTGAAGGAATGAGATTAGCTCGGAAGGATCGTTTCCGAAGCGTTTGCGCACATGTGCGGGTAGTGTAGAGAAGGCATGAGTAGCCAGTAGAACGGTGTCTAAAGCACCTTGATAGTCGGG